CAAGTCGAACCAGCAGAATCTAGGTACGATCAAGTCGAGCAACCTGTGCACCGAGATTATCGAGTACACGGACAAGGATGAGACGGCCGTGTGTAACCTGGCCAGTATTTGCCTGCCGACTTTTGTGACCGAGGATGAGGGATTCGATCTTGGAAAACTTGCGGGAGTTGCGCGAGTTATCACGCGCAATCTGAATCGTGTCATCGACAAGAACTTTTACCCGACCGAGTCGGCTCGCAAGTCGAACATGCGTCACCGACCGATCGCCATCGGCGTGCAGGGTCTGGCGGATGTTTTCATGATGCTGGGTATGTCATTCGACGAGCCAAAGGCTCGAGAGCTCAACAAGATCATCTTCGAAACAATCTACTTGGCGGCTCTTCAAGAGTCGTGCGAGCTCGCCAAGGAGGAGGGAACATACGAGACGTTCCGTGATTCGCCGGCCGACAAGGGACTGCTCCAGTTTGATATGTGGGGCGTTAAGCCGATGCTTTCTTTCGACGAAGTCAAGCAGGACATTCACTTGTTTGGCCTGCGCAACTCACTGCTCGTGGCACCTATGCCAACAGCCTCGACGGCCCAGATTATGGGCAACAACGAGGCGTTCGAGCCGTACACGACCAATCTGTACCTGCGCCGAACGCTCGCTGGTGAGTTTGTGATGATCAACAAGCACCTGGTCAAGGACCTGCGTAAAATTGGCAAGTGGGACAAGGACATCAAGGATAATATCATCGCGAACGGTGGGTCCGTCCAGCAACTGGATATCCCGGACCGGCTCAAGGAGATTTACCGGACAGCTTGGGAGATTCCGACCCGCTCGATTATAGATATGGCGGCCGATCGCGGCGCGTATATCGACCAGTCGCAGTCGATGAATCTGTTTGTCGAGAGTGCGACAACATCGAAGCTTTCGAGCATGCATATGTACGCCTGGAAGAAAGGACTTAAGACGGGCATGTACTATCTGCGTACGCGTCCAAAGGCCAAGCCTGTCCAGTTTACTTTGGATCCGAACAAGTACGGCTCGACAAACGGACCGGTGTGTCGGATGGAGGAGGGTTGTATTTCGTGTTCAGGATAATTTCTCGATGTATAGTAAATGCCGAAGAAACAAAACAGTCTACTCAAGGCTGTTCTGAAACTGGAGACGGCGCGTGAAGCTTTCGCGTTTCCAACCAAAGAACAAAAGAAAATTCTCAACATGGCTGAAAAGGCGGCCGAGGCTATACTGATCCAAGGTATGACTGTCGCGGCGAACAAAAACGTACCGACAAAGGTTGGTACCACCAAGAAACCAAATGTGCGCTTTAACGCGACAGTTCCTGCCAAAGTAAAGGTGGGTCGTTTCAACGTGGTCACTCGCTAAGATTTTGAATAACTTTTGTTATTTACCTCAAATTGTTTTGATATATTCCCACGACAATTCGTGACAAATCTTTTTCCAAATTTGGTCTTGTTTGTACAACTTTTCTTTCGATTTCAAGAGTTGGAAACAAGGCAGGTAGTCATCCTCGCCCAAAAGCTCACAAAACTTGTACAAGACGTAGGAATAACTTAGAAAGTTTTTCCGGTCTTGTGGTCTATGTTTTTCGAATGGCTTTTGGATGTGGTGAAACATGAGCCGGAGTCGATCCTCCAAAGCTTGATTCATGGTTGGCGGTTTTAGTCCGTTGAGAATTGTAGTAATGTACGGAACGTGTTCATAGTACTTGTTCATATTCAATTTCTTCAAAAGAGCCCTCACTTTGGCGTGTGTAATCTCCGAAACATCTTTAATCTTTTGTTTTTTAAACTCGGAGCGTATCTGTTCTATGACTTCGTTCGGTACATTAGTAGATTCCTTTGCTTGGAATTGGGCAACCCACTCGTTAAAATGATTCTCGCGCTTGTACGTGTATATGATATTCTTTTCAATCTCTTGTTCCTCCTTGAAACCAACCTCATCAGATTGGACGTATCTTGTGATCCCGCACTCCTTGCAAATCTCATCGCTCGCGGATGCATCAAGCATAAAATCTGTCGAGCCACACTCTTCGCACGGCATGACATCTCTGGATCTGGCCGCCAGTGCGATTGTTTCGTTTTCGACAACCGACATGTACTTTTCGTAGATGTCCTTGCGTTGGGTACCAGTCTTGCGACTCTTAAATAAAGAGCTCTTTTGACCGGTATCCTCAACCTTGCGGTCCGTGTAGTACTCCTTTATAAATGGCGCGGCCGAAAGCATGTATTCAATCATATTCGCCGGGTCATCTACAAGTTCCTTAAGTTTTGTTTGATAAATTGCTTCCATTGATTTTTAAAAGAGAGTAATCTTTAATTCTCATCGTTTGCTTTTGCGGACAGATAGAATTTCATGTCACCCAGGTTTGCGATAGTGTACCGGAGGATAATAGGGAGTGAATCGTCGGTTGAGTTTTGCAGAATCTGGACGCTGCTGCACATACCGGTCGCCTTTGTAAACAGATTGATATACTTGAGACTGAATGTGTTACCGATTCTCTTGTTGATATTCTCTGGGCACTCGATCGATGTACTCTGGTCGGCAAAGTCACCCTTGCAGCTCAGTTCGAGGACGTCGTCGTCACGAAAGATGTTGATATCGTCCGCCAAGTTTCCCATGTCTCTGCAGATGCGCTGGAAATCCACCGATGGGATAGTCGTGATGATGTCCGTATCCAGATCAGGGCTCTCGAGCAGGTCCTCATCAATATCGAGTAGCTTCAGGTTAAACTTGGAGAATGCTTTCTTTGTCTGGTTGTGCACCACCATCTCGAGAGTCTCGCCGTTTGCGATGCTCATCTCGAGTGTGTCGTTATTTGTGACCGACTTGAGGAGTTTGTACGTGTTGGCCATATTCATACCAGCAATGACCTTTGATTTGCAGTCGTACTCTTCAAAGTTTTCAGCCGACAGAGTCATGTGGACAAGTGCAGTCCGAGCAATGTCCAGCGCGATAATATGGACGCCATCCTCGTCAAAATAGAGATTCACATCGTTAATGATATCCTTGAGAACTTCAAAAACGCTCTTGATAGCGACCGCCTGAATCGTTCTAAGTCTCATTACGTATTCAGGGGGTGACTTCTTTAAAATGTTTTTATATGATAAATGGCAACCAGTCTGATGATTACGATGTTGTTTGCTCTCGGTCTGTTTATGTTTACCGGTGGTATTGTTAGCTCGTTGTACGGCGACAAGAAAGGTCTGTGGGCTATGATCCTCGGTTTCGTGTTGGTGTTCTACTCCATGTACAAAGTTATGATGGCCAAGAAGAAGGCTGTCCAGAAGAAACGCTAGTGTGGTTTTGGCAGGGCTGCGTAGGCATCGCTGACACTTGCGTCGATCCGAGCCTGGAGTTCCTGACTTACAACCGGTTTGAGTGATTCACCGTATGAATCCAGGTTGAAAAAGGAGTCCGGCTCGGAGTTGTCCAGGTTGGCCGTACTTGGTCCCCAGCCTTCAAACTCGGAAAACTCACAGGGTAACATAGATACCAGCCACTGTTTCACTTCACCACCGACCAACATCTTATTGTCCGACGTAACAAGTGTCGGGACTCTCTTTATAGATTTGCTCGGTATACCCTGCTTGGTGATGTTGTGAAAACGTAAAAGAGGTTTCAGTGCTGGAGTTTCTTGAATAAACTTTATAATTTCCATACTATGCACACATCGGTCTGAATATACCAGTGTGGCCATACTAAGACTTATGATGATTTCTCTAAAAAAAATTTAACGCGTAAGAGTAATGAGTAATGTACTCTTGCTCGGAGCTGCTGCAGTACTCGCCCTGCTTGTATGGCGGGACCGTGATCCATATGTAGGCCCACAGTCACAGACCCAAGTCCCAGCGGAGGTTATCCAGACCATGGCCAATACAATTCGGGCAAAGAATCCAGAGATTTTTCCAATAGAGACGATCTTCATCAACCAGAATGCAGATGGTACAGTGAATGCCCGCATGCTCTTCATCAACCTCCGCGGTTTCTTTGGAATTCAGTACGATGTGGTTGGTCGGTTGAATAATGGAAATGTCGACATCATTTCGATGACCGAGCAGGTCCAGCCTGACCGTAACGGACCGTTCCAGGCTTTCAAGCCGGACGTTTATGCCAAGTTCAAGGATGTGCGCGCAGCGGTGCTTGAAACTCTTAAAACGGTAAAGTAGAGGATGTTGTCCATCAAAGACATCCAAAAAATACAGTCCGAAAAGGATCGAGTCCGAAAAGATACTTTTCGTGAAATTCTGAAACAGTTTGATAAGAAAATTCGTTACGCCGTGGAAGTTGGCGATCCGCAAGTTTTCTTGTCAGTTCCGGCTCTTGTTATAGGGTACCCAATGTACGACATATATTACGCGACTTCATATATCGCCAGGCAACTTCGTCTTCTCGGGTATACCGTCCAGGAACTCGGTGGTCCGAATCTATACGTGACGTGGATCTTGCGCAAGACGAAAGGGGATGAATTGCCCCAAGAGGATCCGGGTATGCTACCGACCCTTATAAATCTCAAAAAGGTGGCGTGTGAAATCAGGGGAAAGAAAAAGTAATCAAGTATAAATGGATTCTCTCGTCGAAGCGAAGCGTGAGTTTCTATACAAGCTATGCGGAGTTATGATTCCACACATGAATTTGGCGTTTTACCAGTTGTATGTCGATGCGGAGACCATGTGCAAAGGATACCAGCCCTTGATCCAGTTCCAGAAGCTCCTGCGTGAAATTCCAAACTGGAATAACAACATTGTCAAGGAGCGGACGACTGAGATTACCAAGGAGTTTCCTATGTTTGATCGTCTGATCAACATCACAAACGTTTCATTCATCAAGATCATGTTGTCCGTGCGGCTGACTGGCGAGCGCCGCAAGATTCATATCAAGCCACTGGTTCCAGAGGATTTCGTTCACGCCTGCTATAAGAAAGCAGCCGAGGAGCTTTACAGAGAGCCTAAAATTTTCATGAAAAACGTATCCGAATACGAGCGTGAGGTTGATCTGACGACTCGTTTTTCGGTCTGCATCAAGGAGGCGATGGATTCTCAGGTTCCAATGCACGAAATCTTGATGAATTTGATGAATGCCGACGCAGAATCGTTCCATTTCGACGAGGCTGACCCCGAGCCCGAGCCAGAACCGGAACCCGAGCCAGAGCCGGAACAGGATATGCCTATGGAGCCAGAGCAGCCACAGATGCAGCAGCCTCCAGAGGCAGAAGGTGAGGTGAAGAATATCCCGATTACACAACCTGCACCCCAGCCAGCAGGTGGCCCGGAGCCAGAGTCGGACGATCTGTTTCCGGGAGCGGCTGATTCAGTTGATCAGAGAAATGCAGCGCCCGGGGCTTAAGACAAGGCACGAACGTGAGGCTTCGCCTCAGTTTGCTTAAAAAAACCTAAATACAATGTAAATGGACTTGAAAGATCCACTTGTCGCAGCGGCCCTTGCAGCTCTGGTCACTGGTTTTTACATTTACTTCCGGGCCAAACTGAATAACCAGGGTGGTCTTCCAAATTCGCACTTTATCAAGCCAGCTGTTCTGAACGCAATTCTGGTATATTTCATTGTTTCATCAGGCGGGGCAAAACAGGAGGCTATATTGACAGAACCGTTCTGAAGAGGCTTCGCCTCTGTATTAATGGTACTTAGAAACAAACAGCTCTTTAAAAATATAATGACTACAGTCGGCGCTTTCAATGATCTCATGGGGGAGTTCCTCGATGAGCTCGTTAAGACTTTTCCGGATGAGCAGGCAATGAAGGATTATCAGGAGTCATTTGAGATTGGCAAGATGACGAGCGATCGTCTCCCAATGAAGACTTTTATGGCTCAGATGGGTCAGTATTCTTCGTATGTTACCAAGCGTGACGAGGCATTCTTCCTTGAGCACGAGAAGGACATTCCGATCCTGGTCGAGACTCACCTGTCCAAGTACTGGCCGACCCTTTCGACCAACACAAAGAATGTCATCTGGTCGTACCTGAACAACCTATTTGTTCTGGGTTCGCTGATCTCTATGATTCCACCAGAGACGGCGAGCGCGATCGAGAATATTGCTCAGCAGCTCGAGGGTAAGATTGACGAGGATGCTATGATGGGTGCTCTCATGGGTATGCTCGGTAATGTCAACGCACTTCCCCAGGCTGGTAAGAAGAAAAATAAGTAATAGTATTAATGGACATTCGCCAGTTGTTCCGAAATGATCAACTCCTCAAGTTTTGGCCGTCAGCAAAACAGACGGCCGAAGAACGCATCTATTCGACGACTCGGTTTGTGCTGTACACAACTGTAATCATATATCTTATCAAGCGCGATTCTCGCATTTTCGCCCTGGCCGCACTTGTGCTGGCGATTCTTTATCTGTTGTACCGGTCAGGTATGATTCAGGAGGGTCGTGCCCAGGTTGTGACGAGCGATGGTCGTGCCATGCGTGGCGTGACAATGCCAACATTTGATAACCCCATGGGGAATATCCTCGTCACGGATTATCAGGATAACCCAGACCGCCCCTCGGCCGGATATTACCCGACTGTCCGGAATGAGGTGCAGAAGCAGTGGGATGTGATACACCCATTCGAGCGCCAGCG